AAAAAAAAGACAAGATAATATTGTTTCTTTTAACCCCCGCCATGACGAAGCCGAACCTGTATATATCTTAAAAGGTGAAGGAACATGTATTTTAAATGTTAACGGGAATGAGTGTAAATGCAATGTCGGTCAAAACCTTACAATAGATACTGTTTTAAAGGTGTCATACCGGGAAGACGGCACTTTACAAAACAGTGCTATCAATGCTGATTATGATACTCTTATGCTTGTAGAAGGAAAAAACAGTATTACAATAACAGAAGGATTTGAGCTTAAAATAATACCAAACTGGAGGTACTTATAATGATACAGGTTTACAGCCCTGAAAATGAAAACTATGATATGAATGGTGATGCGGTCATTGAAGCAGAAAGCTGCGAAATTGAGTTTGAGATGAACAGTGCATGGGAGCTTGAACTAACTGCACCATCTGAAAAAAATAAAGAGATACTCGTATATGAAGCAGTGATAAAAGTACCTACACCATATGGAAAACAGCTTTACCGTATCTATAATGTGCAGAAAGATGATGACAGTATTACAGCATCTGCAAGACCTGTATTCATGGATGCAAAAGATGAAGTAATGGTGTGGGATACAAGACCGACAAAGGCTGATGGGCAGGGAGCTATGGATTCTATATTCGATCCTGAGGGGAAGTATCATGGCCATTCAGATATAAAACTAGTTTCAACTGCATACTGGCAGCAGAAAAATGCTGTTGAATGTCTAATGAGTGATGATGAGAACTCATTTCTTAACAGATGGGGAGGGGAAATTTATTTTGATAATTTTGATATCTACATAAACGAAAGAATTGGAAGTGATAATGGTCTGCGTGCTGAGTTTGGTTTCAATCTTACCGGTGTAGAAGAGAAAGTAGATATGAGCGAAGTAGTTACGATGATATTTCCTAAAGCGTACAACGGATATATGCTTCCAGATAATGAAAGCATAAACAGTCCACTCCTAAATAACTATCAGAAAAAATACAAACGGATAATTGAATATCCTGATATTAAATTATCTGCCGATGTTCAGGAAGGTGATGAGTTAAATGGTGTTACGGTATGCGATACACTGGAAGAACTATATTCAGCACTGAGAAAAAGAGCTGCAAAAGAGTATGAAGCAGGCATTGACCTTCCGAAGATTGCCTACAATGTTAGTATGATAGATCTCTCAAGAACTGATGAATATAAAGAGTATATTGGACTATTGAAAGTGGTATTGGGTGATAACGTTCATGTGAAACATCGAAAACTTGGTGTCGTTACGAATGCAAGAGTGATTAAAATGACCTATGACTGTATAACCGAAAAAGTAGAAGGTCTGACGCTGGGAGATTATGAATCAAGCTATATTAATGATACAACGTCCATTATTTCTTCTGTTACAAATGCGATAAGTCCCGGAGGTACAGTTATAGCAGAAAAGATAAAAGGTGTAATAGATTTGCTTAATACATCACTAAGAGCGCAGAAAGACATTGCAAAAAAGCAGGATGTAAGAGCAATTCTGTTCGAGGACTTAGATGAAGAAAGCTCAACTTTTGGTGCACTCTGCATAGGGACTCAGGGAATTCAAATATCAAAAAAGAGAAACGAGACTGATACTGACTGGAAATGGGGAACGGCTATAAACTTTGAAAGTATAGTTGCTGACTACATAATTACTGGTATTCTAAGTGACAGGAAGGGCAACAGTTACTGGGATATGGATAGAGGAGAGCTTGTAACAAGATATATGAAAGCAACTGACGCTGAGTTTTCAGGTACCGTAAAAGGTTCTAAAATCGAAGGCGGAGAAATAAACGGAAGCAGTATATCTACAAATAAGGATATTACGATAGGAAGAAATATATATTTTGCCGGCAACGGTGATTATGCCGCAATAATGGGTGGAAATACAGTGCTTAGATTTTTATCTTCAAATCCTCCTACTACTTCTGTAGACGGAACTAATATTCAGCTGTTGGCTTCAAATCATATTTTCCTTAGTGGTTCGAGTATTTCTTCATCAGTTCCAATAAATGTCGGATCCGACATACGTTTAAAGAAAAATATCGATGATATAGATATATCCGCCCTTGTTGATGAAATAAAAATAAAAAGCTTTGATTATATAGGAAAAAGAAATAATGTTGTTGGTGTAATCGCAGATGATTTGAAAGACAGCAGATTTGCTGAGTACCTGATTACAAAAGATAAGGATGGTTATTTGTCTGTAGATTATAATGCATTAGCAATGGCGTGCATTCAGAAAGTACAGAAACTTGATAAAAAAATAGAACTTTTAGAATCGGAATTAGTAAAAATGAAAAGTTTGGAGGTGGATAATCTTGGAAATAAAGATAAAAAGAAAGGAAGCCACGATAAGCAGTGACACTATAGAAATACCGGCACAGGGTAGTGCAAATATTCCAGTTGTTTTGGAAAATGATTCATCGTACAGCAACTATATAAAAGAAGTCCACTGTGGATATTATTTAAATGGAGTATACTGCAAGATTATACTGCCAATAGAAAACGAAAAATATCTAATACCGCTTGAAGCCTTCGAATCCAGTGGTCCATTATATCTTGCAGTTGCACTTGTGAATGTCAAAGAAATAATAAAAACCAATCAGATTAACTTTGAAGTAAGAGCTGCTCCAAACGGAAAAGTGATACTGCCTACAGAAAACGAATGGCATATCCTTGTAAAAAATTATATGGACAGTTTGTTTGAGAATGATTACGGAGACCGATTTGATGAGATAGGTACAAATCTTGAGGAACTGGCAGCAGAGGCAGAAAAACAGCAGAATAAGGCGGCTGAACAACAGACTGCTTTAGATAATAAGCTCAATGAATTATCTTCGCTGGAAGAAACTGTAAGCAGGAATGAAACAGTTCGTCAAAAAAATGAGACGAAGAGGCAAAATGATACTGCTAATGCAGTAAAAAAATGCAATGATACAGTTGATGAAATAAATACCAAACTTGAAAACGGTGATTTTATCGGTGCGGTTGGTGCAACCCCTAAAATTTCTATTGGAAATGTAACAACCGGCAATCCCGGTATAACAATACACGGAACACCTGAAGCTCCCGTATTGGATTTTACGATGCCGAGTGCCGGTGATCTAAGCTATGCAACTGATGCAGATATTGATGAAATGATTGTTGAAGTTTTTGGTTAGGAGGCACATATGATCAATTATATTGATATTTTTTTAAAAGCTGATCATTCTACTGTAACTGCACGAAAGGTTGCGAACCAGTATGATAATGAAGTTACTGTCATTCGATTTTTAAATGATGATTTATTTAAAAATGATTATAAACATGATCTTAAAATTGCATATAAGGGCAAGACAATAAAAGAGGTTCCGTTACATGGAAACTCTTTTATTATAACCGAGGACCTGACTGCTAATGCTGGGGTATATACATGCACCATGATTATTAGAGACAGAGAAGGGCGAAGACGGGTAATGAATCCGTTTAAACTGGAAATAAATCAGGCTATGTTTACTAAGGATGTAGAAGAACTCCCCATTGATCCGAATTTAGAATTTTTATATGACAAGATGCTTAATACGATAGAAGATTTGGAGAAAAGAGTAAATGGCGGGGAGTTCGATGGTTTTAGTCCAGTTGTTGTCGTAGTGGAGGATAATGTTGAAACTTACAAATTAAAAGTAACCGACAGATACAAAGAAATTATAACTCCAAATTTGAGACCAAGCTATAACTTCGCAAATGATGAAGATATAGACAATATTATAGAAAATATTCGAGGAGGAAGATAAAAAAATGAGTAAAATTATTACAACTGATAATCTACTTGATTTCGGTCAGCAGTTAGCCGCTAAAGAAGATTTACTGCTTAATGGTAAAGTTGATAAGGTAGATGGGAAACAGCTGTCTACAAATGATTATACAACTGCCGAAAAGAATAAATTAGCTTCTCTTAATAATTATACACATCCAACCGGCGATGGGAATATGCATGTTCCAGCGACTGGAACAACAAATAACGGGAAAGTTTTAAAAGCTGGTGCTGCCGCTGGCTCTATTGCCTGGGGGAATGTAACAAAAAGCGAAGTGGGACTTGGTAATGTAGACAATACAAGCGATTTAAACAAACCTGTTTCTACTGCTACAAAAAACGCTTTAGATGCTAAAGCTAACAAAACACATCAACATGGAAACGCGGATATTACGGGTATTGATGCTGGAAAAATTATAAGCGGTGTTATTGATATCGAAAGAATACCAAAAGGAGCATTGGAACGATGTATAGTTGTTGCTGATGATACCGCACGTAAAGCCTTAACCACTGCAACAGTACAAGTTGGCGATACGGTTAAGGTTACTGCTACGGGTCTGATGTATTTCGTTGTAGATGATAAAAAATTATCTACTGATGAGGGATATGAGGTTTATACTGCTGGTGCTGCTACAAGTGTGCCTTGGAGCGGTGTTACAGGGAAACCGAGTACATTTCCACCAAGTACACATACGCATGATGACCGTTATTACACAGAAGCCGAAATGAATACCAAGCTGGCAGCTAAAGTTGATGTAGTCGGCGGCAAAGGGCTTAGTACAAACGATTATACTACGGCTGAAAAAAATAAATTAGCATCTCTTAATAACTATACTCACCCGTCCTATACAAGCCGTGCAAGCGGATTATATAAGATTGTTGTAGATGCAACGGGACATATCAGCCAAGTTGCTGCGGTTACCAAAGCAGATATTACGGCTTTAGGCATTCCCGCACAAGATACAACTTACGGTTTAGCCAGTTCTACCGCAAACGGTTTAATGAGCAAAGAAGATAAAACAAAGTTAGATGGTATGAGTTATGCTAGTGATTCAGATATCGATGCTATAATTACAGAAATTTTCGGGTAGGTGAATAATATGGACGATAAAATTATAAGTACACTCAAATTAAAACGTGCTTTAAATTCACTGAAATCTAAATTCATTTCAACTAAAGGCGGTACTATGGAGGGTGTTTTTAATGTAGATACTCTTTATTTTAAAGTCAATACTGCCAGTGGATATAAACAGGCATTTGGGACAATACGTGGTGGTTTATTGGCATTGGGGTCTGACGAATTGCCCGCAGCTTTGTATGGTTATAATAAGGATCAAAAGCCACAATGGGTATACAAAGAAGGTTCGAACTATGTGTTTAAAGATTTAGCACTTAAAGATGATATTTACCCTGTTGGCGCTATCTATATGAGCGTTAGCCCAACTTCGCCAGCGTCTTTGTTTGGTGGTACATGGACACAGTGGGGAAGTGGAAGAGTACCTATTGGAGTTGATGCGAATGATAGTGACTTTAACACTGTAGAGAAAACTAACGGTACTAAAATTAATCGTATTGGTTTTATAACTGCGGGTAACGGTTACGGATTAGCTCAAGGTGGTGGATATGGCGGGAAAACGCTTCTAAATGAACATCAAGGCGATGGAGGATATATATATAAAGAGTTTAGTATATTACAGCCTTACATTACCTGTTACATGTGGAAACGTGTTTCTTAAAGGAGAGCAAATATGAGAGTTTTTAATGAAGATAAAACACAGGAATTAAAAGAATATGATTTAAATAAAGGACATTTAGAACTGGATAAATTATTTGTGAAGCACCATGAAGCTGCAGAAGAAATTAAGGAGCAATGGCACTACGAAACTATTGCGGAATATCCAAACGGTGGTAAGGATGTTGAAAAAATAATTGACGTTCCTTATCAAGCCCCTCAAGAAGAGTATGACGAATATGAAGATATTTATGTTTATATTCCTTATACTGATGAAGAACTTGAAGAATTGAATAAACCAAGTGAATTAGAAATATTAAAACGAGAACAGGAAGTAACCGCACAAGCGATTCAAGATTTAATTTTAACAATGATGGGTGGTGAGTAAAATGGCTAACTTTTTAGTATATCGTATTTTAGATGAAAAATTAACATATGACAAAGTACCCCAAGCGTTAAAAGCAGAAGTTAAGCGAATTTTAATCGAATTAGGACATGAAGAATTAGTGCACTAATCTGCTGATTCGATGACAACTGTATTCAATAAAATTTTAATTGAAGGTGAGGAAAATGAAAAAAATGGAAAAAGTATTTAATAGTACTGTAGCTGTTGTGGCTACTTTTTTTACGTATTTATTCGGGGGCTGGGATGCAGCAATTGGTATTTTAATTGTATTTATGTGTTTAGATTATGCGACTGGTGTAATCGTTGCCTACCAAAACAATCTGTTAGACAGTGAAGTTGGATTTAAAGGACTTGTAAAGAAATTTATGATCCTTGTCATCTTAATTGTAGCAGTGATGTTAGATAGATTAATGAATACTGGCACATGGGTATTTCGTACACTTGTGTGTTACTTCTACATCGCAAATGAGGGAATTTCTTTATTAGAAAACGTTTCTAATTTAGGAGTAAAAATCCCTGATAAATTAAAAGATGCATTAGTGCAGCTGAATAAAGATGAAAGTGAGGAAGAATAACATGGAAATCAAACAAAATTTAGTAAATGCAGGTAAATACAGTATTAAATGTCCTTACGAAAGAACACCGCAGTTTTACGTGGTTCATAACACATATAATGATGCTCCAGCAAAAAATGAAGTTTCATATATGATTGGGAATAATAACAAAGTATCATTTCATTGGGCTATTGATGATGTAGAAGCTATTCAAGGATTGCCTGAAGATCGTAGTGCATTTGCAAGCGGTGACGGTGGAAAAGGACAAGGGAATTTATATGGTATTCATGTTGAAATTTGCTATTCAAAATCGGGCGGAGATAAATTTATCAAAGCTGAACAAAATGCAGCAAAATTTATCGCGGATGGTTTAAAGGCTCACGGTTGGGGAATTGATAAAGTTAAAAAGCATCAGGATTTTACTGATAAATACTGTCCACATAGAACATTAGATATGGGGTGGCAAAGATTTTTAAATATGGTGCAAGCAAATCTGGATGGAAATCAAACAGTAGTAACTCCAACACCACAACCATCTCAGCCCGATAGTGGATACTCAGCTTGTACATATGAGATTATTGCAAGCGATTTGATTGTTAGAAAAACTCCGGGTGGTAGTGCGGTTGGCCATGCGGGATTGACTGCTGATGGAAAAAAACATGATAAAGATAACGATGGTGCGTTAGATCGTGGAACTAGAATCACAGTTAAAGAGATTTATCAAAATGGTAACGATATCTGGGGCAGATGCCCTAGCGGATGGGTATGCTTAAAACAAGGTTCTAATATTTATGCAGTTAAAGCAAATGCAGCATCTACGCCTTCTAATACCACTACAACTAGAGAACTCGGAACGCATGAAGTAACTGCCAGTGATTTAAGTGTTCGTACTGGTCCCGGTACAAATTATAGAAGAAAAACATACAATGAATTAACCGCTGACGCTAAAAAACATGATTATGATAAAGACGGATGTCTAAACAAGGGTACTCGTGTTACTGTAAAAGAATGGAAAAACGGGTTTGCACGTATTCCTAGCGGATGGGTAAGTGGCGATTATCTAAAAAAGGTATAGTAATGAAACGTATAGAAGTATCTGTTTTAGCCGCTCTAGCGCTATTATCATTATTACTAGGAATTGCCCTAGTACAAGAAAAACAAACCACTAGAAACCTAAAAACCAATCTAGAATTAACAAAACAGGAATTACAAGATACTCAAGGCGATAGAGATTATTATCAAGGGCAGTATAAAAAATATTACGAACTGTCCGAAGAGCTTCAAAATCAAATGGGTGTTTATGCTTATGAATAAAGTTTACTTGAAAATAGGCGCAGAAGATATTCAAGGAAATCGGCTTAATACACGGGTAGAGTATGTTCTTATGTATGTGGGGTTATCGCACAGCATTATCAACAATGGGTATCGTGATATACATGTAAATAATAAATACATAAAATTCAAGCCTAGATTAAAATTGATCTAGGCTTTTTTTGTACAAAGAAAAACACAGTGACATGGGAATGAACACTGTGTTTTTTAGCATAATTTTGGAATGGGTACTATGCTTATTAAAAGTATATAATAATTTATTATTTTCAATAAACTTTATATAAAAAGAGTACAAGCCCAAAAACGGGAGAGGTGAACTTGCACTCTTAGTATAACTATGAATATTGTTAATGGGAAAGGAACAATATTCTATTGTACAAAAATATTATCTGTACGCCATTCATTTTACTGTTTTATACAAAATATGCAAGTATAATGAATTATTAAATAAAAGAGCACAAGGCTCTAGTGAGGAGATATCTCTTTTGTGCTCTTTGTCTAGCAAGGCTAATGGGAAAGGAAAGCCATTTAATCTTGCATCCATTTTAATTTCCTCCATTTTTCTTATTATATAGCGATATTAAAGCCAAGTCATTAATAAAATTACTAACAATACTATAACTATAATGTTAAGTATCATTTTAATCTTTTCATAGTGTTTCATGATTATCGCTCCTTTCGTTTATGAGAAAGATATGATATAATCTTTAAGAGAGAGGGGAAGTCATTTCCCCAAACTCTTTATGATTGCTAATATTAGAGTTATTATCTCTAGTATTAACTTGAGGAGTTCCAAGACTTGTTTGACGATTGGTTTGGAACTCTTTTTTTGTTTCTTCATATCCTATCTCCTTTCTACACTTATGTAATACACCAAAACGTGAACTTTGTCAACGTTTAAATACACTTTTATATGAATTATTTTCACTATTGAATGAACTATATTCATGTGATAAAATACTAATGAGGTGATATGTAATGAATAAAAAAATAATATCTTTATTGGCATTGTTTGGATTCAATCAAACTGATTACGCTAATCACATGTCAATGAGCAAGAGTAGTCTAAGTAACAAAATGAAAAGAGGCTCATATACGGCAAAGGATTTAATTGAGCTGGCTGAAATGACAGGGAATAGGCTTGCAATTGTTGATGAAAACGACAAAGTAATAATTGAATTCAGTAAGGAAGATTTATAGGCAGGAATATACATATAAATGTATATCGTTCAAGTCTGGTCGTAAATGATCGGACTTTTTATTTTTTTGGAATTTTATTAAAAATAAAAAAGTAATTTTCCTTTTTTGGTAGTAAATAATAATAAGGAGGAAAATATTATGGATATAGAAAGAAAAGAAAAATTAGAAGAGATTATAACAAGATTGGATTCAATTTCAGAGATTTTATATGGATTACAATTGTTAGATCTAAACTGCAATGAATTTTCTGCTTTAAATGTAGCAGATTTCCTTGAACTTCCAATAGAGGAGCTAGCAAACATTAGATTCCAATTAAATAATTTCTAAAAAACATAGACCTAAAAGGTCTATAATGGTAGAATTAGAAGAACACATTTTTTTACTCGTGGGGAGGGAATATCTGTGTTCTTTTTTTATAAACATAAAAAAATACAATGCCATAAAATATGACACTGTATCTTTTAATAATAACTTTCGACGTTTCGTATTATACGTTTTTGTTTTTCTATTGCATGTTTACAGTCTATTATTTTTTCTTCTTTATCCTGTAAATTGGAAAATTCTAAGAATTTTAGTTTTTCTTCCAGTACCTTTAATTTTGTTTTTGCTTCTTGAAGTTTTCTGTCTTTTAGGTTCATATTTAACACCTCCTCTATGTCTGGAAGTATTTGTTTCCAGACATTTTTTTATTTTATATATATAAAATTTTACTGCACGGTTACTGCACGGGCTTAATTTAAATAAAAAAACCGCTCTAGAATGCGGTTTATAGACTTTATGGCATCCTCAGTAGGAAAGTTTTAGATAGATCTTTTAATACCTTTTAGTAACTCAAAAACCGCAATCTAGAGCCATTTTTAATTTTGTGTTTTTTTGTTTTTTGTGCAGTAGTACTGCATATTTACTGCACGGTTAGAACTTATCAAGTACATCCAAAATCTCTTTTCTTTTATCAGGGAACATGTGTGAATATACACGTTCAACCATATCTTTGCTATGGCCTAAACGTTCAGCAATAGTGAAACTTGTAACACCATTGTTGATCAATAGGCTTACGTGACTATGCCTAAAATCATGGATTCTTATTTCTGGTATTTTATCATCGCTGCTTTCATTATACTTCTGAATATACTTATTTTTACGATTGGTGATTGTTCTTATTGGTATGGGTACAAATACACCCATTATATAGCAATCGTTGTTAAAACCGTCTATATTGCTATTTATGGCATACCATTCTTTTAATTCGTTAATGAGTATCTTGTTTAAATATATTGTTCTGTTTTCGCCGGTTTTCGTTGTGTTGTTTACAATTTTGTTCTTATTGTCGAATGTATTATGTATTTTTAAAGTGCAGCTTTCAAAATCCACATCATTCCATGTGCGTGCCTGCATCTCACCGCATCGCATTCCAGTCCAGTATAATAAATCAAAAAGTATAATATCTTCTTTTTTTTCTAAAATTGATTTAAACTTGCAGTACTGTTCATATGTCCAAAACATCATTTCTTTTTTCTTCTCGTCAGGATTTTTGACCTGTTCAACTACATCTAAGGGGTTTATTAATATCATGCCTCTGCGTACTGCGAATCGCATTATAGCACTCATAGTTGTTTGAATTTTTTCAAGGTAATTATTAACATAGCCTTTTGTTAATAGTTTGCTTTGCCATTCTTCAATAACTGGTACAGTTATTCTAGTAACATACATTTTTCCAAAATAAGGCAAAAGTTGTTTATTAATAAGGTTTGTATAGTTTGAAATTGTTCTAGGTTTCACACGTTCTTTTTTATAATCTAAAAATTTTATAATTAGATCACTAAATCTATACTTAGTATTTGGGTTAGTTCTTGCTTTTATTAAATATTCTCTTTCAGCTTTTTTTGCAGCAGTTGGACTAGAGAATCCTCTAACAAAATATTTTTCATTTTCACCAAACACAACGCCCTGCTCTCTTTTGTGGAA